TATTAAAGAATATAGTTCTGGTTGGAAAAGTAATTATCCTGAATCCAAAAAAATGGATTTAGAACAAAATGAAAGAAACCGTAAATTTTATTTGGAAGATTGGGAGTTCAATTATAAATGGGCAACCAGAACACAATTAGAAAAAACAATCGACAGTATTCAAGTTTTTATACATTCCAATAAATTTAGATATGGTATTGGTCCAATTTGTTTAGGAATTGTGATTGGTCTATTAATTAGATTTTTTCGAAAAGTTCAAACTCAATTATAATTATAAACCCCACTTATTCGGTGGGGTTTTTTATTTTTCTAAATTGATTATTTACCAAGTTACAAATATAACTTTGTGATACATTCCATTCATCAGCAAGCACTTGTTGTTTCTCACCGTTTCTATATCGTTCTCTGATTATCTCAACAACATCATCGGGAATATCCCTACGATAATTTCTTTTGCGTTGGGTTCTATCAGTTAACAATGGTGCCCATTCCAAATTGGATGCATCATTATTGAATCTATTCCCATCTTTGTGTTTTACAAATTTATATCCTTCAGGATTGGGAACATACAATTCAGCAACGATTCTATGCACATAAAAGAATCTCATTTGTTTATTTAGATACAACATCAATTGAGCATACCCATTCACATGTTGTACTTTTTTTTCCTGACCATTCTTTGTGAATACACGTCCATCTCTAGTTACTTTATATCCACTGTTTCTAAAATTTTTCATAACTCAAATATATCCATAAATATTGATTAATCAAAATCAATTGCATAAAAAACCCCGCCACTCTTGTACAATATGGGAACAACTTAGAGCGAGTGACGGGGCTAATGAAAAAAAAGAAACTACTACTATTAAATAGAGTTTTTATAAATATACAAAATTATTTTAATGATGCAAACCATTCCCCCACCTAATGGCGAATCAAATATGGATAAATGGTAGAGGAATGGAACGGTCTCAGAGACAGCGGACCGTTTTTGATTGAGTTATGACTGAATAAAACTCATATCAAATATATAAAGAAAATTTGAAATTACCAAATCTTATTTTTGAACTTCTCATGATTTTCTTGCAACACTTCCAAGGTTGGAATAGTATCGAATAACTTACTAAATCTCTCACCAGTTAACTTATCTTGGAGATAATGGAGTATGATATAAACTTTTCCATTTGGAGTGATTACAGGACAAATTTGACTACTAATTGAATATGACCCATGAACGAGATTGATGGTATCACAAACACAAGGAAGGTCATCAATTTCTTCAATTTGAGATTTAACCTTATCTCTTTCTTCTGGCCAACGATTACCGTTACGAATCATGTTAATTAATGGTCTTGATACCCCATACATTTTTGCAATTTCTGAATCAGATAGATTCTGTTGGAACAGATTTTTAATTTCTCTAACCTGTTGAACTTTAAGTTTGAAAGCGCCTAGCATTTTTGTTTTAATTTAAGTTATGTTTATTTTTGAATTGTTCGTGAATTGTAATTCCTTTATCAAAGGAGTATCCCAAAGATATGAGTAGTTCTTGCACATTCTTGAAGTCTGATTCTTTGATGGGGTCCAATTTGAGATAAGACATTTCAGGGTCATCTTCTTCTGTTGTTCGAGTATAATGGATTTTACATTTAGCATCCAATCCCCATTTACCACCTTTCTTATGATAGAATTGTTCCTCATCAACATACTTACCACATAATCTACAGAAGAACATCCAACCGTTGGGACCCATTATTCTTCTGCTCAAGTATAATTCGAATTTCTTTTTACCTGACATTGTTTCTTTTTATATAAATATCATATATATAGGGAAAAATACATAAACAATTCGGTATTTTGAAATTTTTTTGTATATTTATTTGTAGATATGGCGAAATCTAATTATGTTTGTGATATGAATAGGGAAGAATTATATACTCAATGGGAACAAGAATATGATGCCGCAAGTTGGGATGATATCATTTCTATTACTCAACAAGCCATTGATTTGAATGTTCCTGATGCTACTGTTGAGAGTATTGCAAATTATGTATTTGAAGAAAATAAAATATCGTGGTTGCAATATAAAGTACTCAAGAATCATTTATATTATCACAGTAGAAAAAAAAATATGAAATTTAAATATGGAAAATAAAAAAGAAGAACAATTTCTCAAAATCCCATATGATATACTTGAGAATAAAGAATTAAATGCCGGTGAAAAGATTACATTGGCGTTAGTTTATTCATTCTATAATAATAAAAAAGAAATGTATATGTCATATGGGAAAATGGCATTGAGAATGGGTGTTAGTAGAACCACTGCTGTTGATAGAATAAATTCATTGAGAAATATGGGTTATATAGAAACACAAGATATTGATAATAGAAGAAGAATTATTATACCACTTAGGATGGTCGAAATACCTACCAAGGTGGTCGATGTACCGACCAAGGTAGTCGATAGTCCGACCATAATGGTCGATATACCGACCAGTGATAGTCGACAGACCGACCAAGAGGTGGTCGATGTAGTTGGCGCTATTATATACCCTAAATTAGATAAGTCATTAGAGAAACCATTAGATACGGTGTTAGATACGGTGTTATATAACGAAAATTTGACCGAACACCGAAGTGCTGGGGAAATTCAATTGGAAAGGTATTCAAAATTGAAAGAGCAAATAAAATTGGATTTCTCTCAATATTTTAAAACTGAGCATGAACAACATACTTTTTTATTTAAATGGATTGAACAAAGCGCATACAAAAATATTGAAAATAGAATTAAGCGGGATTTAACACCAGAAGAAATTAATTTATTTGAAACATATATTGAGAGCAAACCATAAGCCCTTCTCAACGTAAGCGCACCAGTATTACTGGGTAAAATTTTGAAATTAAAATAAACTTCAATATATTTGTATATATGGAACAGGATAATCTCAACAAAGAAATTGCTGGAATCATCTTCAATGTTAAAGATGAGCCAAGGAATCTATCCAAGATTGAAATCAAAGAAATGATTGCAAAATTGCTAGGTTATGGCCAGCATACAATCAATGTTTATTTGTTGAAAGGAAAAGATACCATCACCAACTTATTTGGTACTAGAATAGAACAAGACCCATTACTACAAGAATTAATAAACTTATACTACTCAGAAGAATGGAACAATCAATGAAGAAATATGGTACTGTAAACAGTACTGTTTTAGCTGTTATGAAACAAAAGTGTGATTTCAATAATGAGCACAATGGATTCGATTGGACTGGCGAATACAAAATACACCAAATAATGGAAGATACTGGTTTAACAGAACAAGAGGTCAAAGATGGATTGCAATGGTTACTTAATCATTCTTTCATATCCCAATATAAAGATTTTGAAGTTTATTCAATTAATATAAAACTATGAACATAGAAGATTTCAACAACTTTGAAAAAGCTCCTGATTATGCTGAGAGCAAATGTGTAATTGTTCCAATGGAAATTTTTACACTTATCCATTCGCATGAATTTAAGTTGCTCGAACCAACTCTAACAGATAAGATAATGAATGATGGATTGGAATCACTGACAACAGAAGAATCAGAAAGATTAGAAAAATTAAAATTGGATTTAGCATTTCATTTCAATGAAGTGTTTAATACTCAACACACCGACAGAAAGTAATATTTTGCAATCTGAAAAATTTGACATATATTTGTAGAAGATAAGAATAAGGTTAATACCTGTTTTTGTTTTTCATTTTTAAAACCCTCAACGAATGGTGTACGTTGGGGGTTTTTTATTTATACCATATCCTACAAAAATTTAATTATTTTTCCTATATTTTCAATCAAGATATTACCAATACTAATTATTGATATGGAAAAATTTTTCGAAAAAATAGAAGAGAGAGCAGTAAATTATTTTACGATGAGCGATGAAGAAAAAGATGAATTGTTAGCTGACTTTGCCAATATCTATATCAAAGGTAAATTCAAGGTCGGAATAACATTCAAACATATTCTCAATGATTTGCAAAAAGATATTGAGAAGATTGAGAATCAAAATAGATTTGAACTAGCAGCTTTATTAAATGATGTTAGAATCAGTTTACAAGAAGTTGCTGAAGAATTGGATGCTCAACATAAAGAACAAATTAACAAAGGGAAATAATATGTGCAATTGTAAGGGTAAAGGAAAATCACAAACAATTAATAATTTGGACAATGTTGATATAATCAATTACGCAAAACAAATTTATGATAACATAGTTGTCCCAAATACAACAGGAGAATATTCTGATTTAGATAAGATTGAAATTATCGGTGCATATTCATCATTATACCCCAATGCATCACAAATACCATCACTCCAAGATGCAATCGACAATATCCGTATTGGAATAGAATTATATAACGACAAACATACAAAAAGATTTAAACGATGAGCAACGAAGAAAGAAAACCTGGTAGACCAAGAGTTGAATATAACTTCCCAACGGAATGGCAAAAGATTATTTTGGATGCTGGTGAAAAAGGATTACACATCACACAATTCCTTTTGGAATTAGGAATAAGTTGGGAAACCCATTCTCAATTATTAAAACGAAATAGACAATACTCTGAGACCGTAGAGAGATATAAGATTCTATGTGAAAACTATTGGTATAACCAAATGCACGAACACATGCAAGAAACAGGTGGAACTGGTTACAATTCAAGACTATGGTCTTTGATTATGCGAAACAAATTTGGTGATAGATGGTCAGAAGCCAGTAAGGTTGATGTAACCTCTCAAGGTAATTCAATCCAATCTAATCCAATTCAAATTGAAATAATAAAGAAAACAATTACCGAAGACGATGCCCAAAAGTAGATTAAGAGGTGGTAAAAAAGAACACCGTAAAAAAGTTGCAGCAAGAAATCAACTTATTAAACAAAAGAAGATTGCATTAACCAAACAGATAATTGCACAAATGAATGAAGCGAATGCCACAACAGAAAGTAACAACTAAAACGGGTAAGGTTTATACATACGATTACAAGTATCAACCAGTTTGGTTAAGACCTGAGATTCATGCCAAACTAAAAGACATTGCATCAAAGTATAAATTGACATTGAATAAACTTATAGAAAAATTGGTAGACGAACATGGCGAAATCTAAAACGACATCCGTTGCAACCAAAATGATGAAACCCAAAGTTAGAAGACCTGGTATTCATGCTAAAACAAAATACTCCAAATTAAAGAAATCAAAACTATACAAGAAGGTAAACAGAGGACAGGGATGAAAATCAGTACAACGGTAGTATTTGAAGAATTATTAAAATCTGATGAATTGAATAAAAGAATTGTCATTGCTCAAGGAGGTTCTCGCTCGGGTAAGACATTCAACATTTTAATCTATTGGGTTTACCGTTTATTGCAAGAGGAGAAGAAAACTTTGACCATTGTGCGTAAGACATTACCATCTTTAAAAAATAGTGTCTTAAAAGACCTTATTCAGGTTCTTGAATTATTTGAGGTTTATGACCCAAACAAATTCCACAAACAGGAAGGGTTCTATGAGTTAGGTTCCAACATAATCAATTGGACAAGTGTCGATGAACCACAAAAAATTCGTGGTATGAAACGTGACTATCTGTATTGTAATGAAGCCAACGAATTAAAAATAGAAGATTGGAACCAATTAATTTTTAGAACAACCGATAAGGTAATCTGTGACTTGAACCCATCTGAACTAAACAGTTGGGTTTATGATTTGGAGAAACGTGATGATTCTTATATGTTCAAAACAACTTGGAGAGATAATCCATTTGTATCTGATACCATCATCAAAGAATTGGAATCTCTGAAGGAGAAGGATGAAAACTTGTACAGAATCTACAATCTTGGTGAGAAAGGTATTGCAACCCAATTGGTATTCACAAAGTTCTCCACAATCGAAAGAATCCCTGAAGGAATGAAACTGTTGGGTAGAGGAATGGACTTTGGTTACAATTCACCAACAACCCTGATTGAAATCTATAAGGATGAGGATAACCTATATATACGAGAATTATTGTACACCAAAAATAAAACAATGCCAGATATAATCTATCAAATGGAACAATTGGGTTTTGATAAAACAGATACCATTTGGTGTGATTCTGCATTACCACAAAATATTGAAGAATTAAAACGAAATAGATTCAATGTAAAACCGGTAAACAAGAAATCGATTTTGCACGGAATTGACCTAATTAAACGTCATCATATTTGGATTGAATCCACATCAACAAATACTATCAAAGAATTTCAAACATATCGATTCAAAGAAGATAAGGATGGTAATCTAATTGATACACCTGAGGATGACAATAACCACTCGGTTGATGCCATCAGATATATATTAGAATCTGAATTAAATAAAAAGAGTGGAAAACTAACTGTATTATAAATGGAAAAATTAGAATTATTATTAAATAATGAAGTAGTTGAAGTACCAAGTGAAATGACTTTGGGAATGTATCAACAGATGATGTTGAATCCCGAATTATATGAGAACAATACTGTTCAATTATTATCATTATTTACAGGTATTCCAACTAATCAATTAAAGAATTGTAGCACAGATGAAATCCAATTAATTGAATATTTTTTACAGGATAAAGTTAAGATACCAAAACAACAAGAAGTAATATTAAATTTTATTCATAATGATGTTGAATATGGATTGGAAAATGATTGGTCCAAATTAGCTTGGGGAGCTTGGATAGATTTTGAGGTTTATTCAACAGATAATATCTATGCAAATTTGCATAAGATTATGGCTATTTTATACAGACCAATTATTTCAAAAGATAAAAAGAATGTAAAAAAATATAAGATAGTTCCTTATAAGTCAGAAGAAATTGAAGACAGAGCGGAGATTATGAAACATGTACCTTTAACCTATTGGTTGGGAGCATCACAGTTTTTTTTTTCAATCGGTCTAATATTCATAAAAAATATGGAGGCTTCTTTGGCGTGGGAGAACAGGATAAACCGGAAGATACTGAAGGGATGGACGATGCTCCCAAAATTTCTGCAAAGGAAGCTACCGCTCGATTCTATTTTAATCTCACGTTCCAACTCGCGAAAGAAGACGTTACAAAAATTGACGAAGTCATAAATTCTAATCTATATATCTGTCTCAATGTTGCATCAATAATGAAAGATAGATATGAAAGAGAAAGAGATGAACAAAGAAAATTAGAACAAAAATACCAGTCACAAAGACGATAAGATTATTTATTAGAATAAAAAACGATGATAAAATACGTTACATACCATAAGATTATTGACCTATTGGAATCGGTTCAACAAGCATCACCAAGAATGAAATCATTTGCTCAGGGTGATATTGTTTATTTTGCTGATTCAATGAGTGGAAATACCATTCAATATCCATTGATGTTTGCAACACCACTTGCAATGTCTTATGATGAAAATACAACCACCTATCAAATGTCCATAATCTTTGCGGATATTGTTCATACAGATTTATCCAATGAGGTTGATGTGGTAACAGATATGGAATTGGAAGCAAGAAATCTATTATCTCAAATTAAACGTGGGACATTGATTGATAAAGTTGACTGTATTTTACCAGCAACATCAACACCATTCTTTGAAAGATTCAATGACCATGTTGGAGGTGTTGTATTGGACGTATCATTGGTTGTATTTGAAGATATCAACGCATGTGAAGCGTATCCATCACCAACAATTAGTCCATCAGCCAGTGTAACACCAACACCCACAACAACATTAACCCCAACACCTACACCAAGTTGTACAGTAACAACTCATTATATGACTGTTGTTCCTCAAGGAAGTAATAATATAAATTTCCAAGTTTGGACAAATAGTGGTCATACAATTAGTGCATCGGCTTATTGTGATATTCTAATCAATTATACTGTTACAGGTAATTTGGGTGGAACAGCCACAAGTACAACAACTATGCAAACAGGTAACCATAATCATCAAGTCAATGTCAATTCATTAATACCAGGTGAGACAGTTGCATCAGCTGTA